GGGACTTGGGCGATGGTTACATCATCGAGCGCCACCGTATGACTGCGGATGACTTGCAGGCTCTGCTTGGTGTTCCCGGTTACAACGACGACGCCATTCGCACAGTGCTCAATGACTTCTCAACGTCTGGCATGAAGGAATGGTTGTGGACTGACGCATCCAAAGCTCAGGCTGAAGGTAAGTACGTCACTGAGGCGATCATCTCCGGCGACTTGATTGACGCGATTCAGTTGTGGGACTCTGTCAAGGGTAGCTTGCTGCTCGAGTGGGGCCTGACTGCTAAAGAAATTCCTGATCCAGCTCTGAGCTATCCATGCGAAGTGTGGCTCATCGGCAGCACCGTGATTCGTGCTGTTCTCAACTACGATCCCCTCGGTCGCAAGCCTTACTACCTCACAAGCTATGAGAACCTCCCCGGTTCAGTAGACGGTAAAGGCGTGACTGACTTGTGCCGCGACGCACAAGCAATGGTGAACGCATCAGGCCGCGCGCTGGCAAACAACATGGGTATCAGCTCTGGCCCACAGGTTGGTATCAACATCTCTCGCTTGCCATCAGGCGAAGACATCACAGACATGCACCCATGGAAGATTTGGCAGTTCTCGTCTTCTGACTACGGTGACAATTCACCTCCCATCACGTTCTTCCAACCTCAGAGCAACGCCAACGAGTTGATGGCTGTGTTTGAGAAATTCTCTGCACGTGCTGACGAAGACACGATGATCCCTCGCTACATGACTGGCGAGAACACACCCGGCGCAGGACGCACATCATCTGGCTTGTCCATGTTGATCTCCAACGCCGGCAAGGGTATCAAGCAGGTTATCAGCAACATCGACAAGAACGTCATCACACCAGCGATCGAGCGCTTGTACCAAGACAACTTGCGCTACAGCAAAGACCCTGACCTGATCGGCGACGTGAACGTTGTTGCGACTGGTGCGTCTAGCCTCGTGATTAAAGAAGCCGAAGCGGTTCGCCGTAACGAGTTCTTGCAGGTTGTTCTCAACAGTCCAGTGGCTCAGCAGATTGTTGGTATGGACGGCACTGCCGAGTTGCTCCGCGACCAAGCTAAACACCTGAGCGGCAATATTGACCGCATCGTTCCTGATCGTCAGCAGTTAAGTGTTGTACAGCAGCAACAGCAGACTATCGCTCAGTTGCAAGAACAGTTGGCAGCGATCATGGGCGAGATGCAGAATGCTGGCGTAGCCCCCGGCGGTATGACTCAGGGCCCAGCGCCAAAGAACATGCTGCCAGATGGTAGCCAAGTGGGCGGTCGTGAAAGCAACATGACCTCACCAAGACCAAATGGAATTTGACGATATTTGACCAGTCAAGTAATTTAGTGGTATAAATACGACATATGAAGATTTTTATAGGCCAAAAGCCTGACCGACAGCACATGTTCGCGCTACAGCGCTGCAAGCTGGACGAAAACGGAGCCCTGCTGGACTTGTTCCGCAAGAAGCTAGAGGAGACAAAGAACTCCCTCGTCGTCGCAGACGATCTAGTTAAGTTGCACCGTTTGCAGGGTCGGGCTGAGGTTTTAACAGATTTTCTCGAGGCGGTTGAGAAATCGTCCGAGATTTTCGACCGGGTCAAATGACCCGAATTTTGTAGTCCGAGCAAACCATTATGTGGACGGCAGACCGAAGTAGGAGCCAGAAACAGAGTTGGAGCTTTTAGGAGAATTGAATGGCACTGCCAAGACAAGTAGAAGCACAGTTAAGAGAACTGGAAGCACTGGAAAAGCAGCTAGCACAAGGTAATACCCCTGCACCCGCAGACCCTGCCCCAACGCCAGCAGAGCCTCCCCAAGACCCACAGCCTCAGCCAGCTGAGCCAAAACCTGTTGAGCCAACGCCAAAGCCAACTGAACCGGAAGTACCGGAAGAGACATGGCAGCAGAAATATAAGACCCTCAAGGGTATGTACGACGCTGAAGTGCCTCGCTTGCACGCCGACCTGCGTGATCTCAAAGGCCAAGTGGATAACCTCCGCAAAGCTGCAGAGACCAAGCCAGCCGAGCCTGCAAAGCCCGCGAAAGTGGAGAAGTTGGTAACGGATGCTGATGTTCAAGCATTTGGTGAGGACTTGATCGAAGTCCAACGCAAAGTTGCCCGCGAAGTGGCAGCAGAGTTTCGAGGTGAACTCGACGCTATGAAGGCTGAGAATGAGAAGTTGCGCGAGCAGCTGAACACGACTGGCACTCAAGTATCAGAGGCATCCTTCGAGCAACGTCTGTACCGTTTGGTTCCAGACTTTCAAGCAGTTAACGCCGACGACCGTTGGATTGGCTGGTTGAACGAGGTTGATCCTCTGCTCCGAGCACCGAGAAAATCTGTTGCACAAGATGCGTTCAACCGAGGCGATGCCGAAGCCGTTGCACACTACATTGGGATGTTCAAAGCGAGCGTCGCCCCTGTGGAGCAACCAAGCGATAAAGCCGCTGAACTTGAAAAACAAATCCAGCCGACCCGTTCTGCATCTAATGCACCGGTTTCGCCAACTGCTAAGACATACACGGACGCACAAGTCCAGAAGATGTTTCAGAAGTCTGTTGAACTGAGCGCTAGAGGTCAGCGCGATGAAGCAATGAAACTTGAAGCTGAAATTGATGCCGCTTACAGAGAAGGTCGCGTCCGCGCGTAATCTCTAAGAGCAGCGTTTACCCAACCTGTTTTTTTATTTAGGAGGCCAAAATGGCTGCTGTTTATCCCGTCACGGGCTCTGGTGCATTTGACACCAACCCTTCATACTCTGGTGCCTTTATCCCCACACTGTGGTCAGGCAAACTCTTGGCTAAGTTCTACCAGAACACCATGTTGTCTGAAGTCACTAACACTGACTACGAAGGCGAATTGAAGAACCAAGGCGATACCGTTCGTATCCGTTTGGCTCCTTCCATCAGCATCTCTGACTACACTGTTGGTCAGAACTTGTCATACGAAGTCCCCACTCCTATCTTCCAAGATATGCAAGTGAACAAGGGTAAGTACTTCGGCGTGCAAGTCAACGACGTGTTGGCCTATCAGTCCGACATGAACTTGATGAACATGTTCACAGAAGACGCTGCCAAGCAGTTGAAAATCGCTATCGAAAACGAAGTGTTCTTCAACAGTTTCGTGACTGAAGGCCCTGCCGCTCAGAACGAAGGCGGTACCGCCGGTAAGATTTCTGCTGCTTACAACTTGGGCACAGACACAACTCCTATCGACCAATCCACTCCTGAAAACGTGTTGAAGGCTATCCTTCGCATGTCTACAGTGTTGGACGAGCAGAACGTTCCTGAAGATGGCCGTTTCTTGATCTTGTCTCCCTATGACCGTCACCTGTTGATGCAATCTAGCATCGCTCAGGCTTACTTCACTGGCGACCAGTCAAGCACCATCCGTACCGGCAAGATCGGTATGTTGGATCGCTTCAGCGTCTATGTGTCTAACTTGTTGCCACGTGGCGAAGCTGGTAAAGCTTTGGTTGCTGGTTTGTCTGCTACCTCCACTGGCGGTACAGTGTCTGGCGCTAAGGCCCGTCGTTTGATGGTTGCTGGTACAAAGGCTGCTACGTCTTTCGCCATGACAATCAACAAGACAGAGCCATTGCGTAACCAGACAGACTTCGGCGATATCGTCCGCGGTTTGGCTGTGTATGGCCGTAAGGTTGTGAAACCTGAAGCCTTGGTCACTGTGACTGTTGGCTCAGCCACCTGATGGTGGTATAAAGAGGGGGCCTTCGGGCCCCTTTTTTGTTTAATCTTGGAGATAATATGACCGCTCTTGAATTGATGGAACGCCTTGGCGGCGAAGTCCTGAACAATAAAATCCGTGTTTACATCGAGGGTGAGATTGTCATCATCGCCCGTTTGGAAGATCAAGATTGGGTTTTGACCGATCGCGGTGTCTTGTTGACTAACGAGCATTCAAACTTGGCTGCTGCCGAAGCTGAGGCTGGCACAACAAAAGCTCGCAAAACTAAAACACAACTGGTAGAATCTGTTGAAGTCACCAGTGAGCCCGAAGTTGGTCTCACACAAGCTACCGAATAAGGTACATCATGAAACCTCTGAGCGCTTTTTACCCAAGAATACTGCCGTATTTACCCGGTTGCTCGGAGCCGTTGGTGGATCAGGTTTTGGTCAACTCTGCCATTGAGTTTGCAGAGACTTCGCTAACGCTGCGACAAAACCTTGATTCATTTAAAACTGTCGCTGGTGTTGACCAGTATGACCTCGACCCTCCGACAGTTAACCATGACATTAATCGTGTCCGTGGTGTCACCCTTGACGGTAAAGAACTTACTGCTGGTTTGTATGAAGCGATCCGCAATGATTTGCCAACAGCTAGTGCTAAGCCTCGTGGTTTCTACACTGACCGCACAGACAACACATTTACACTGAAGTTGTCGCCCCCACCCGATGGGAAATACACCGTCGTAGTCGCTGTCACGCTGCGTCCTTCTCGTGATGCCGTGCTGCTTGATGATGACCTCTATAACATCTGGATTGATCCCATCGTCTCTGGCGCGATCGCTCGCGCAATGCAGATTCCAGATCAGCCATTCACAAATTTTGCTAGAGCCCAACAGTTGATGGACTCAGCCGCAACACAGACCAACGCCTCTCGCATTGAAGGCAACTATGGTTTAGTCCGCGGTTCTATGCGCGTTCGTCCCCGCCCTTTCGCTTGAGGTAAACATGACCACTACAGCACAATCAATTATCCGCCGCGTCGTTGATACGATGCAGGACAACACGTCTGTTCGTTGGCCAGTGGCTGAACTTGTGCGTTACCTTAATGATGGTCAACGTGAAGTGGTCTTGTACCGCCCTGACTCGATGGTGACTAATGCCACAGTGGCACTTGCAGGCGGCGCGAAACAAACCCTGCCATCGAATGCTTCCAAGCTGATTGACGTGATCCGCAATACTAGCGGTACAAAGCGCTCGGTTCGCATGACATCACGCCACATTCTGGACACGCAGACACCCAATTGGTATAACCTGACCGGCGCTACTGAAGTTCTGCATTACAC